TGGGGATAATGATATTCCTATTAATGTTACTAACACACAAGGTGCATTTTAATGACAAAAGATATATTATTATATGAAAACGGCTCAGGAGGAGAGATGAAAGTTATGAATAACGATCTCGTTCTTTCGGAAACATTATATAATCAAATCTATCTAGCATTGTTTGGCGGAAATGTAGAAGCTTCAACAAAAGGAAATGAATTGACTAATGAGGAGAGATTTGACTATTGGGCAAATCAATTGTTTCACAGGCAGCGAAAAGGGAGACAGTTTAATTCTATAACAGAAAAAACACTTTTCAATATAGTTTTAAACTCTTCGGGAAGAAATGAAATTTTAAGAGCGATTCAAAAGGATTTGAGTTTTCTCAACTCAATTGTTGACAACGAAATAACAGTTTCAATAATTTCAAAAAATAGAGTTGAGATAAGTATCATCATGCGAAAACTATCAAACTTAGAAGATAAAACATTACAAATTATTTGGGATAATTCCATTAATGAAGTAATAATAAAAGAGATAATATGAGTGTACCAAGCACCAAAGAATTATATGAGTCAGTTGCAAGAGATTTAAAAAACAAATTAAACTTAACTGATGATGATTTAAGAAAAACATTCGAAGCTTTTGCTGGTGTTTTGTCGGCTCAATTAAAACTCCTTTATCTTAGATTAGATGATATTCAAGAGAACTTATTTCCTGACACTGCGACAACTTCAGAAAATGGTGGTGAATTAGAGCGAATAGGTCAAATATATTTAGGAAGAGGACCAAATCCAGCAACAGCTGGAACTTTTCAAATACAACTATTTGGAGAAGCAGGGTCAGTCGTTCGAACAGGACTTACATTCAAGTCTAATGATAATAGTAAAAACCCAGGGAATTTATACATTACTGATGGGGAATATGTTCTTACAGGGAATAACGATTTCGTAGAAGTTAGATCAATAAACGGAGGTGTTGATTATGATTTAAATATAGGGGATGAATTGACGATTACCGAACCTGTTATTGGAGTAGAACAAACAGTTGAAGTTACTTCTATAATTGAACAACCCAAAGCTCCAGAAGATATAGAAGTTTATAGACAGTTAATTTTAGACGCTATTCAGTTAGAGCCTCAAGGTGGTGCAAAAACGGATTACAGAATTTGGTCTAGTGATGCACAAGGAGTGAGAAAAGTTTATCCGTATGTGAAAGATGGTGCTGCAGGAGTAGTACAAATTTATGTAGAAGCAACTGAAGAAGATAGTACAGACGGTAATGGCACTCCAACGGAGCAATTATTAAATAGTGTGGAGAATGTTATTGAATTTGATCCTGACGAAACTAAACCATTAAATGAGAGAGGTAGAAGACCTATTCAAGCAATTATAGAAGTTCTGTCCGTAACAACAATTCCTGTAGATGTAGACATCACGAATTTAGAAGATGATAGCACGTCTGTTAGGACATCAATAGAATCAAATCTTAAAGAATATTTAAGAACAGTTCGACCTTATATAGATGGAGCGGATCTATCTAGAAATAAGAATGATATTTTATACGCTGCCAGATTACAATCAGTAGTCACAGATGTGTTACAGTCTTCCAATTTTTTTACAGATTTTTCCATGAAAGTGAGCGGTGTGGCTAGCTCTTCTGTGGAGTTTAGTAGAGCTGATATCCCATATCTTAGAAATGTAAATTATTTGTAGTGGAGTTGATGTACTATTATATAGGGAAGGTAATGTTCTGGTTTTACATATTAGTAGGAGCAATTGTAATGCTAAAAAAAATATACTTATGGGTTACCAAATAACAGACAAAAGTACACAACATAATTTTAAGACCCCCCATGGGTTTAATACTCCACATCGATGGCCACAAGATTCTGCTATTAGTTTAACGAATATACTTATAGAATTAGTTAGAGACCTTTATCCAACCGGAAGAGCTTTTCGCATACAGGAGAATTCAGTTTTTGAGTCGTTTCATAAGGCTTTAGATGTCTCTATGATTAGACTAATAGATGCATCAAAATTAACCATTGATAAAAGTTTTCCAGATAACAAGAATTTTACTGAGGGAGATGCTACATTATGGGAGTATAGGCTAGGGTTATTTATTAATCCAGCTGTCGATTTAGAATCTAGAAAGTTAGCTATTAAGAGAAAAATGGCGTACCCCTCTAATATAAAAGCTAGGCAGCATCCTTTGTTTATTCAAGGACAACTCCAACTTGCTGGGTTTGATGTTTGGGTACATGAAAATGGTTTTATGGAAGCTGGTGAAATTGTTTATAAAACTCCAAATCAAATTGCAGCCTCAAGTCCAGATAATGTTCAACATGGTTCTCCAACACAACATGGCTTAGGAACACAACATGGTTCTGTAGGTTATGATGTAATTGCGAATGATATAGATCAAGATGAAAGTTATTCGGTTGGAGGAGAACAAAATTTATGGGCTACTTTTTTTATTGGAGGAGAACAGCTTGGAAGTTTGGCAAATATACCAGAGGAACGAAAAAGAGAATTTAGAGAATTAGTCTTAAAATTAAAACCTGCTCATACAGTAGTGTTTCCATTTATAAATTACAATTAATATTATGGCTAGGAATAAAGCAACATTACAGAATATAGATAAATCTTCTCCTGCTAATTATCCAAATGGTAGAATAAAGGATAACACTGGTTCTGGGGATGGTACTCCAGTTAATGAATTTGTGTATGGAGATATACATGAATTCTTTGCTAAACTTATGCGAGAAGGAGGGTTAACGTATAATGATTTGCCAGACAACGAAAGTCAAGGGTATCAACTTGTAGAGGCTTTGAAAGCTTTTGCAAATAAAAATAGTTATGTATATCCGATTACTTCAGTTGGCGGGATGTTAAATATCCCTTTAAAGCTTGGAATTTTAAAAGAGAATGAAACTTTAATATGTAAAGCGTCCGTTAATAAGAATTCTGAAACCAGAATAAAGGGAACAATCGATAATAATACTAAGGATGTTATTTATGTTGGGGATTTTAAGGCCGATGAATATGTTAGATTAATAAACACAGGACCAAGAATAATTTTGGTCAGGGTTTTTGATTGGACAAATATAAACGAGGTAGTACAAGCTTTCGATTTTTTAAAGGCAGCTACATATGCTCAGGAAAAGAATGGGACACTTGATACTGTAGCTACAAATCCTAAAACAAATGCTTTAGTCTTTGTGGAAAGAGTTAACGGGGCTGAAAGCTCAAATTCATTGGCAATTGCAGGAACTAGAAATGGATTGCTGTCAAAAGAGGACAAAGAAAAAATAGATAATCTAGGTGATCCAAATGTTAAGAATGTTGGTTTTTTTAGTGGCTATAATGTCGCTGTTGTTTCAGATAATAATAAGAACTATCCTACAGGCGGTAATATAATACAAGCGACTAAAATTTCACAAATTGACAAGATGGACAGGATTAGAGTTTTTTTCGAAAATCCCATGCCAGATACTGATTATTTTTTAAGAATGTCTGTTCAATCTCAAGGGACTGAACCGAGGTCAGATAATGATATTTCTCAAATTCTTTGGAAGCCAACATCTATTAATTATGCTGAGTTATATATTGAAGAGACAAATAGTAGTACACAAAATTTAAAAATATTTATCGAAGCTGTTTTATTATGAGAAGTATAAGACAATTACCAGTTCCTCAGGATCCAGATAATAATAAATGGCCATATGGTCAAATTAAAAATGAGACTGAAACTGAATCTGGAACTCCAGTAGTTCGAGAGATATATGGTGATCCATTAACCAATATCTACAAAATATTAGAAGATGCTGGTGTTACCCCTAATGGAAATGAAGATTCAGAACAATCAGGGTATCAATTACTAGAAGCATTTAAAAAGTTTGCAAATGCACTAAATGATATTGAGCAGACGTTAACACTTACAGCTGATGTCTATTCTATTAATATGAATATAGATCATTTGCCAGATAGATATGTCTTAATAGCTAGAAGTGCTTCTAATTATGTAAATGGTGGGAATTATTCATTTAAAGGGAATGATAATTTAGTTTATTCATTAACCTCAGAAACAGGGTTTAAAGCAGGAGATGAGGTTTTGATTATAATAGACAAATCTAAAGTTAGGGTATATTCTTTGTCTTTTATTTCTAATTCAGACACGGAAATTTTCCCTGTTTTTGGAAATCCTGTGCCGTTTTATGATACTACAGAAATTTATTATGAATCTTCTGGAAGGATTTTAACTGACACCCCCTCAATTAGTGATTTACAGCAAATAATCAGAGTGTTTGCAGGAGTAGGCACTTTGTATGTTAATGAAATATTTGTTTTAAAAGGGCATGTATTATGTTCTGTTTTTGACACGAATATTGAGTCTTATTCTTTCTATCAGTTTGAAATAGGTGATTTAGAAACTCCCATATCAGTTTCTATGTCTGGTTTTTCGTTTCCGACAGGGATAAATAGAAACC